TTGAGAACCTTATTTCCGAAGATTAAAAAAACGGAAAGCGTATAGTTGTGTGATTTTGAAGATTTAAGTTGGACTTACCATCATGCTAGTAATTTGAGATAGCTTCTTACAAAGTCGCACATCGCGTTTAATTTGGTAGTTTTTACCAAAATGTAAAACCTCAGCCAGAGATGGCCTGAGGTTTTTTTTTGCCCGAAATTACTCCTGAGTGGAAAAGTTTCTAAGATCAGATTTGGCAGAAGCTAGGAGTCTTCGTTAACGGGATGATCCCTTTAGGAACTATTTGATGTTTTTTTAGTCAAAATTCTTAGGATTATCATGGAGGATTATCTAAGTGATTGAATTACCTAGATTGATTTATCAAGAGACTGAGCCGCAAGTCGTTCCTAATCTTAATGATGCCAAATCCCTTGAAACAAAGATACCCGTAGTACTTTGGCGAGGGAAACAAGTTCAAATAAAGCAAGTTTGGCTCGAATATAATAAAATGGGAATTGATAGTGAATCTATCCAGAAAATGGAACTCAGATTATCTTTGATTGATATCATAAGTCGCATACAGGTGTCTCATCCAGAATATTTCGCACGTTGTTTGAGTGAATAGAACCTAAGCTCACTATTTTTGATTATAGAACCGTCTGTATACATTCATATTCTAAAACCTCAGCCAGAAATGGCCTGAGGTTTTTTTCGCCCAAAATTTCCCCCTGTGCAGGACGCACTTATGACTGACCTCTCCGACCGTCTGGATCGCATTGATGTGAAGCTGGACAGGCTGAGTGAGGCCGTCTCTCAGCTTGCCCGGATTGAAGAGCGCATTTCCCACCAGAATGACAATATGAATCAGCTGGATTCAAAGCACAGTGAAATGGAAGCCAGGATAAGAGCCCTGGAACTTCAGGGCAGCTCTCGTGGTGTATTGCTGGCGGGGATTGAACGGCTTGGCTGGTTGGTCGTATCTGCACTGATTGGCCTGGTCGCCTTCTTTTTCAGGAAGTGAAGCAATGACGCCAAGGACGGAAACCAATTACATTGTGATTCACTGCTCAGCTACCAAGTCGGATCAAGGCGTCACTACTGACGATATCCGCCGCTGGCATGTGGAAGAGAATGGCTGGTCGGATATCGGGTACCACTGGATCATTGAGCGCAATGGCAAGATTCAGCATGGCAGGCATGCACAGGTTCAGGGTGCTCATGTTAGAGGTCATAACCATGAGTCCATTGGTATCTGCATGGTGGGTGGTATCAACCAGAATGGAGAACCGGAAGATAATTTCACGTCTGCCCAATGGCTGATGCTGGAAATGCTGGTTGAATCTCTACAGCTGCGTTATCCAGAAGCTCAGGTCGTTGGTCATTACTATTTCACGCCCTACAAAACCTGCCCGAACTTTGTGGTTGAGCACTGGTTGGAGACCGTCCAATGAGCTGGACTGCTGCAATTCCTCTGCTGGGTCAGGTGATTGAACGCGTCATTCCTGATCCTGAAAAAGCTGCCCAGGCTAAACACCAACTGGTGGATATGGCGGTTAAAGGCGAATTGGATGAGTTGGCTCAGCGTGCTGGCGTCATCAAGGCTGAAGCTCATGGTGATAGTTGGTTACAGCGGTCATGGCGCCCCATTGTGATGCTGGTATTTACCGCCCTGATCGTATGTCGCTGGCTGGGCTGGTCAGCCCCTGATTTATCAGAAGCGGTTGAACTCAAGCTGTTCTCCATCGTGCAGCTGGGTATTGGTGGTTACATCGCCAGTCGTGGGATTGAGAAGGTTGCAGACAAGATAAGGCGCTAAGGATGGCAGCTAAAAAATACAAGATGGTGGATCGTAAAGTCAGCGACCTGATCCCCTATGTGAACAATTCCCGGGTTCACGATGAAGAGCAGATCATTCAGATTTGTTCATCCATCAAAGAGTTTGGCTTTACCAATCCTGTGCTGATTGATGAGAGTAATGGCATTATCGCTGGCCATGGTCGTTTGATGGCAGCGAAGAAACTAAATCTTAAAACCGTTCCCTGCATTGTGTTAGCCGGGCTGTCTGAAGCCCAGAAAAAAGCCTACATCATTGCTGATAATGCCATTCCGCTTAACGCCTCCTGGGATATGGAAAAGCTGGCTCTGGAAGTGGATGCACTTCAGGCAGAGGACTTTGACCTGAGCCTGCTCGGTTTCAAAGATGATTTTATGGTCAGCTTGTTTGATGACCCGGAACCTGTGCCGGAACAGAAACCCAATGGCGAGGAATACACTGAAATCTTCAACATTCTGGTGGAGTGTGAGAACGAAGCCCATCAGCAGGAAATCTACGACGAACTGACACAGAAGGGACTGAAATGCCGAGTTCAAAGTTTGTAGTAGAGTCTGCCATCAAACCTTCCTTCCGCACCGAGAAGGTCAAAGGGATGTTTGATATTGATATGGAGTCGGTGAAGAAGGAGTTCGACGTTGATATTCCCATTGAAAACAAGCCCTGGAACATCGGCCTGATTGTCGGTGCCAGTGGTTCTGGTAAGACGACCATTGCCCGAGAAGTCTTCAAGGACTTTGAACTGTTCTCCGGGTTTAACTGGTCAGATCGTTCCGTAGTGGATGATTTCAGCGAAGACCTGAGTGCCAAGCAAATTACCGAATCGCTGAGCAAGGTGGGGTTTTCCTCACCTCCTGATTGGCTGAAGCCCTTCGCAGTGCTCTCTAATGGCCAGAAGATGCGGGCAGAGTTAGCCAGGCTGATTCTGGAATCCGACAAACCGGTCATTTACGACGAGTTTACTTCAGTAGTGGATCGTCAGGTGGCCAAGATCGGTAGTGCGGCTATCCAGAAGTTTATCCGCAAGGAAGGCAAGCAATTCATCGCTGTCAGCTGCCACAATGACATTGTGGAGTGGCTGCAGCCGGATTGGGTCTACGATTGCAATAAGCATACCTTCAAACGGAGGCGTCTTCGGCGACCTGAAATCCGCATTGATGTCCGCAGAGCGGACCAATCCGAATGGCCATTATTTAGGCCATTTCACTATCTGAGCAGTGAGCACAATCGTTCTGCTCATAAATACATTGCCGAGATTAATGGTGAACCGGTGGGTTGGTGCAGCGTTCTACATTTTCCTCATCCGAGCAATAAGAAGCTGAAACGCCTGCACAGAACGGTGGTATTACCCGATTATCAGGGGCTGGGCATTGGTTTTCAGTTGCGCTGCTATATCTGCGAGCTGTACCGAAAACAGGGCTACAAAGTGAATACCGTGACCACTTCACCTGCCCTGATCCATGCGATGAATAAATCCGATCGCTGGATCATGACCCGAAAACCCGGACGGGTCGGCATGCCTGCCCAGTCGATCCTGAGTAAGCATTCGTTCGATCGGTTGACCTGTTCATTTCAATATGTGGGTACGGATTGAGCATCATACAGGGTCGGCTCTACGTCGATCTGGCGGGGCATTTGATCATCGTAATAGGTTACACGATCAATATTGAAATCATCGTGTGGTGACGATTTACCGGTGTCTGGTGTTGATCCGATAGTGCATGAACAATCACCAACCTCAAATAAAAGCAGGCATCATCGCCTGCTTGGTGAGGATTGAATCCGGAATTAGATGCGGAATGTCTCCTCGTCCTTTTTACCGCCGTTTTTAAAGCATTCGGACAGATCATCAACCGCAGATTTCAAGGCGCTGATGATGGCGGTGGATTGGGCGTCGGTGTACTCATATTTGGTATCGTTGGCCAATGATGAGATGGATTTCAATACCCGCAGGGCTTTGGGTACACGGACGTTCGCCAGTTCAGCAAACTTTTCAGAGTTGGACTTTTTGGTTTTCTTATCATCTTTTTTAGCTGGAGTTTTAGCAGTGGTTTTAGCGGTGTTTTTGTTAGTAGCCATGATGTTGCTCCTTCGCGTTGTTTATTGTTTGTGCACTTTTACTATGGGTGAACTGCCGTATATCTCAAACTTTATTCTGCTTTTTAAATCTCTCTACATGGTTGATATAACAATCATTTTTTCAGTAGGTAATGGCTTTCAAACAGTCAAGTTAAAAACATCGTGGGTCCCTGCAATGTTTAATTTTTTGCGGGTACGATCGGGCGCGGGTTTTCGTTAGTGACAGGTCTGAAAACGAGGTATACACAGGTATACAAATCATCATTAACTTTCTGATTAATCTGGTTAATTCTTTAGTCATGCCGATAGCACTGTTTACCAGTGTTTGAGTGAGATTTTATGGATAGCCTACAAGGAGCCAAAACGGCATTAATTCAAGCTTGGCCAGCAATTCAGGAAGAATGTTTGGGGGTTCTTGGTTCTGAACTACATTATCAGGCCATGATTTACCATTGCCTCAGACAATATGGTGCTGTTCCCAAGAGTCAGTTGGGTATGAATGTCAAAATGTGGATCAGAGGACCTGTGACAGAGCTTTTCCAAAAACTTGCGGTTAGTAAGCGCACTGGTTATCAGACTGGTTTTGAACCTATTCCTGATGTGGTGATTTTTGATCAGCAGATTGATTCTGATTGGCGAAGGCGGAATCAAGAAAAAACGCTGCTTCATATGTTCATTGCCATTGAAGTTAAAGCATCGGAAAGAATGAATGGACGACTGAGGCCAAAAGAAATAACTACTGATATTGAAAAGTTGGTTGCACATAGGACTGAAGCTCAGCATCGAGGAGGGCAGATGTTACCAGTGATGCTAATCATTGATTCTGCCCCGCTTGAGAATGAAAGAATGACTTCCGAAGCTCTAAAGTCTATTAAACAAATCGCTGCAGAAAATCGAGTTGAATTACTTTACTGCGCCAGAGGCAGGAGCTATTCATCGTTTGATGATGTGGGCTGAGTTTTAATCAGCCATTGCTCAATCGTTAACTCTCTGGGAATACGCTGCTGGATCCAATCATCAATCAGCTGCTCTACCAGGCTTCGGAACTGACTTTCATCAGGAAAATCCCACGGCTCAAATTCTGGGTGCTGCTCACACAATAAAATCCAGAGCTGAGCCGCCAGTGTTTCAGAGACTTCATAATCAAACACGCCGGGAAAGCCTTCCTCGTCATTTTTTGAGTGTTCGATCTGGCTGATGATCTGGCTATAACGGCAAAGGTTCTGGATGAGTTCCAGTTCACCATCCCCAAACAGTTCGGCCGGTGTGCGGGTCTGGTCACTTAATTGATCCAGTACTCCGGCGCAAAAATAGTAATGCGTAATCAATTGGGCTTCAGTATTCATGGCTGTTGTTCTCCATTATTAATAATCGATGGCCAGCATAATGGTCAGTACACGGATGGTTTTGGTTAAGTCCGTGGCATCTTCCGAACCGTGCTCCATATCCGGGGCGTAATAATCGAACTTGGCGATGATCCATTCATCTTCAAACTTGAAGCGGAAACAGTCGTGTTCATCGTAGGGATCATTCTGCTCATTGAAGTGGTCAAATTCGGCAATGGCTTTCAGCAAGCCAACTTTGTTTTCAACGGTGTGCTGCAGGTTGGCGGTCATCGTGATTTCAAACCGACAATTGATCAGAGCAAGGCTATTTTTTACTTCAAGATTCACCAGTGACTTTCGCACTGCATCATTCAACGTGGCGATTTCATTCATAAGCACATCCTTTATTGATTCATTTTTTGTTGTCGCAGTAGCTCTATAGGGGATGGCCACGGTAAGTCGAGAAAATTTAAGACGAATGTCCATATTGAATGAGATGGCTGTAGGTATGACTTCCCATGGCACTGATTTCTCAAGCGGAATTTGCCAGACAGCAGGGCTTCACAAGGGGCTATGTCACGAAGCTGATCAAAAAGGGCATTGTGAAACTGAAAAATGGCAAGGTGGATTCAGTGCAGGCACAGCAGGCTATGAAAGCCAATGCTGATCCAGTGACGCTTATCCGCTCTGATCAGTCAGCTGACCTTTCACCGACACAACCAGGAGCCGTTGACTTTGTCACTGCCCGCACTATGCGGGAAGCCTTCAAAGCAAAGATGGCGAAGCTGGAGTATGAGGAAAAGAGCGGAACCCTGACGGATGCTGCCAAGGTAAAGCAGGATGCTTTCAAGGCTGGGAGGATTATTAGGGATGAACTGCTGGCCATTCCTGATCGAATGGCGGATGTGCTGGCTGCTGAAGATAATCCTTATGAGGTGACCAAGCTGTTACGTGAGGAAATAGAGCAGGCATTGAGTGCATTGATCAGTCGCACAAAATAAAAAAGCCCTGATCAACAGGACTGAATCGGAAATAAAACGTCAGAGTTATTGTTATTTTGGAGCTCGGTTATTGTTCTTGTTAGAAAGAACATCCCTGTATTTTTTGCTTTTATTCCGTTCGTTAAATCCCTGCAAACTGCGCTTCCCCCCTAACAGAACCCACCCTGTTGTTGTTATTTCGTCCCTGGTGCCATCCTGGCATTCGGTTCATCCTGAAAGGGTTCTGACTGTCATCCTTGCAATGGGTACTTATCATGTACCGTGCCAATTCTGAGCTTTTTCAGTAATGCCAAGGGGTGTGAACTTTGTCACAAATTTACAATCTCTTTAGATTTGGGTAGCTGTTACGCCTATTTGTCACGGATATAAACAAACAAGTGTATGAAAAGTCCCTATTTTTCAGGCTTTTTTGCTGGTTTGAAACCAGACACTAGACTGACCGTGTCTGAATGGGCTGACCAGAAACGAATTCTTCCTGCCAAGGCGACCAAGGAAGCTGGTCGATGGCGAACTTCCCGCACACCGTATCTGAAAGAGATCATGGACTGTCTGTCGCCATCGTCGCCTGTCGAACAGGTGGTGTTTATGAAGGGTGCCCAGGTTGGTGGTACGGAATGTGGTAATAACTGGCTTGGCTATGTGATTGACCATACGCCGGGTCCGATGATGTATGTACTGCCCACGCTGGATATGGCCAAGCGGACATCGAAGCAGCGGATTGCTCCGATGATCGATGAAATGCCGGATCTTCAGGAGAAGGTCAAAGACCCGAGAAGTCGGGACAGTGGCAATACCCTGCTGACCAAGGAGTTTCCCAATGGGGTTTTGATTTTCACAGGTGCTAACTCAGCCGCAGGCTTGCGCTCCATGCCTGCCCGTTTTCTGTTTATGGATGAGGTGGATGCCTATGACGATGATGTGGATGGTGAAGGCAGTCCAATCAATCTGGCCATCAAGCGAACCGCCACTTTCAGCCGTAACCGCAAGATACTAATGGTCAGCACGCCCAACATTGCCGAGACCAGCAAGATTGAAGCGGCTTATGAGGCCAGTGATAAACGACGCTATCTGGTTCCCTGCAATGGCTGCGGACACTCCCAACCGATCGTCTGGGCTCAAATCATTTTTGATAACCATAACCCTGCAACTGCTCGTTTTGAGTGTGTCCAATGTGGCCATAAGCATTATGAAAAAGACAAACCCAAACTACTCAGTCATGGTCACTGGCAAGCTGAAAATGAAAAGAGCAACAAGGTCGCTGGTTTTCACCTCAGCTCACTCTATAGCCCCAATGGCTGGTACAGCTGGCAGAATGCGGTTGAGGATTTTTTAGCGGCCAAGAGTAATCCTATTCAATTCAAAGACTGGACCAATACCGTCCTCGGTGAGACCTGGACGGAAAGAGGCGAAACCGTTGAGTACGCTTTGCTCTATCAGCGACGGGAACATTATCCGGCAGAGGTGCCCTGGTGGGTGGAAATACTGACCGTAGGTTGTGACGTTCAGGATGACCGTTTTGAGTTTGAAGTGACTGGCTGGGGTGCTGGTGAGGAAAGCTGGTCTATTGATTATGTCCGTTTATACGGTGATCTATCCCGGCAACCAATATGGGATTCCCTGGCGGATATGCTGCATAAAACCTACACCCGTCAGGATGGTACCAGAATGAATGTGGCTCAGGTCTGTATCGACTCGGGTGGCCACTACACCGATGAGGTGTATGCCTTCTGTCGTAAACAGGGCGCCGACTGGGCAATACCAGTCAAGGGATCATCGCAGGCCGGCAAACCGATCGCCACCTTCCCGAAAACCAAAAACAAGAAAGGGGTCTACCTGACCCTGATCGGGACGGATACTGCGAAAGAATTGGTCTATCAGCGCTACCGGATTCTAGAGCCTGGACAGGGTTACTGCCACTGGCCAGTCAAAGAGTGCTTTGATGAGGATTATTTCAAACAGGCCACAGCAGAAGAAAAGATAAAGAAATACCGGCTCGGTGTGCCGTACTTTACCTGGGATGCCAAGAACCGCAGAAATGAGGCACTGGATTGTCGGGTCTACTCACTGGCCGCGATTCGTATTCTGCAACAGCACCGGGGCATTAATCTGGAGTTACTCGCCAGAGGTCGACCAGCACCAGAAGATACGCCTGATCCCGAAGTTGAAGAAACCAGTAACAAGCCAAAAGCACTCCGTCGATCCTCCCGCAGCTCCTACCTTCAGAGATAACCACCATGATTACCGAGGCAGAATATCAGGCGCTGAAACGGGCAGTGCTCCTGCGTGAGACCCGTACTGTGGAATTTGAAGGTCGACGGGTGGAATACAGCAGTTTTGCAGAAATGGAAAGGCGGCTGCAGGCCATTGAGAGGGAGCTGATTAAACAGCAGAAAAGGCCAAAGCAGTATGGCATTTATTCATCCAAGGGAGTTTGAGCATGGGATTGCTCACCAACCTTTTCCGTCGTTTCAAAAACTCAGTTTATACCGCCGCAGGTATAGGGCGCCGCACTAAAAGCTGGTACGCACCAGGGCTTTCTCCGAATATGGCGCTGACTGCGGATCTGTCCAAACTCATCAACCGCTCCCGGGCTGCGATCCGAAATGATCCATGGGCAAGCAGTGGTCTGGAAAAGCTGGTCAGCAATGTGATTGGTCGGGGCATTACGCCCAAATCATTAGTGGACGACGATGGTTTACGTGAACAGCTGCAAAACCTGTTTCTGCAATGGGCTGATGAGTCCGATGCCGATGGTCTGTTGAGTTTTACCGGGCAGCAATCCCTGATCACCCGATCCATGTTTGAAGGTGGCGAGTGTTTTGTCAGGCTCCGTCCCCGCAAGCCGGAAGATGGACTATCGGTTCCCCTGCAACTGCAACTGCAGGTGCTGGAATCCGAGTTTGTTCCCATCAGCTATAACGAGACGCTGGATAATGGCCATGTCATTAAAGCCGGGATTGAGTTCAACAAGCTGGGAAAACGGGTGGCTTATTATTTTCACCGAGAGCATCCAGCGGAGTTTGCTTTTGACAGCACCCGACTGGTTCGAGTTAAGGCTGAAAACGTCCTGCATGTTTTTGAAGCCCTGCGCCCAGGACAACTGAGAGGACAGCCATTACTGACCCAGGTATTAGTCAGGCTCTATCATCTGGATAAATTTGATGATGCCACGCTATTGCGGCAGGAAATCGCCAACCTGTTTACCGGTTTCATAAAGAAGCCATCCCCCGAACAGGACCCCATTGACCCATTAACCGGCAAGCCACTGGTGTTTGGCGACACTGGTCTGCCCATGGTAGCGATGGAACCGGGCACCATGCAGGAACTGGCGCCGGGTGAAGAGGTCGAGTTCAATAACCCGCCTGGTACTGCGGCAGACTATCCAAACTTTATGAAACAGCAGCTGATGGCCATCGCCGCAGGTATTGGACTCCCTTATGAAATGCTCTCGGGTGATATGGCCGGAGTCAGTGACCGGGCTCTGCGCCTGATCATCAATGAGTTCCGCCGCCGCATTCAGCAGATTCAGAATAACCAGGTCATCTTTCAGTTCTGTCGGCCGGTATGGAACCGCTGGCTGGATATGGCGGTGCTGAATGGCTCAGTAGCTATTCCTGACTATGCCAATAATCCACGAGCCTATCGCCGGGTGAAGTGGATCGCCCACGGCTGGCCGTATATGCATCCGGTTCAGGATATGCAGGCACAGAAGATGGCAGTGCGCTCTGGCTTTAAGTCCCGTTCCGAAGTGGTCAGCGAACTGGGTTATGACAGTGAACAGATGGATGGCGAAATCGCTGCGGATAATCGCCGGGCAGACGGCCACTCACTGAGGTACGACAGTGACGGCCGCGACCCGGAAAACCATAAAACTTCCAATCAACCAGCAAAGGATGACAGGGATGAGTCATAACCGACAGTGGTACACCTTTAAAAATGAAGCCAGCCAGACACCGGAGCTATTCATCTTTGATGACATTGACGACTGGTACGGCGTTTCGGCACAGAGTGTGGTGGATCAAATCCGTAATCTGGAGGCTTCAGACATCAATGTTCGGCTAAACAGCCGGGGTGGCATGGTGTTTGAAGGCATTGCCATCTATAACGCCTTACGACTTCATAAAGCCAGCATCCATGTCACCATTGAGGGGTTGGCAGCGAGCATTGCCAGTGTCATTGCCATGGCCGGAGATACGGTCACCATCGCTGAAAATGCCATGATGATGATCCATAACCCCTATGGCTGGGCACAGGGCGATGCCGAAGCGATGCGTAAAACGGCCGATATTATGGATAAGATCGCGGACAGTATCGCTGTGTCTTATACAGCCAGAACCGGCAAGAGCCTTGACGAGATGAAGGCACTGATGGAATCGGAATCCTGGTTCACCGCAACGGAAGCCCTGGAGTTGGGATTGGTGGATCAGATTGATGAACCGGTAAAGGCCGCTGCCCGCTTTGACCTTTCCATGTTCACTAATGCACCGGATGGTTATGGACGTATCGAGCAAGCTAAAAACCCGGCAGAGCCAGTTCCACCACAGAATTCGACGGTGGAGCCGCAACCTCAAATTAATTCTGTGGCTATTGCTGATCTTTGCAGTCAGGCTGGTTATCCAGAAAAAACCGCTGCAATTCTTAAAGCGGCACTGCCGGAAGCTGAGGTCAAGGCTCGACTCGCCAGCTATGACCAGATTAAGAACCTCTGCCAGACAGCAGGCTTCCCGGATAAGGCAGCGGATTTTATAAAAGAGGACTGTTCGCTATCGGAGGTGCAGAACCGTCTTCTGGCACTGCTGACCTCTGACGATGAACCCATCAATAATGCCCTGACGCCCAAACAGCAGGGATTGAAACCAACCACGTCAGCCATTGATACGCAGGCGATCTACAGTCGGCGTAACCGGGCATAACCCTTTCTCTATCCCTCCACTTGTTACAACAAAAGAAGGACTTTACCCATGAGTGTAAAAACGGAATCCGTGTATACCGGCGAATTTCTGGTGTCTGAAGGCAACAATACCATCAGCCGTGAACAGGTACCCTTGGCGGCAAACCTGACGATGATGCCTGGTACTGTTGTCGGCAAGGCTTCTGCTGATGGGATTTTCAGCCCTCTTGACCCTGCTGCAGATGATGGCACCCAAAACGCGGCTGGTATTCTCTACGCAGGCAAGGTGACGGACGCTTTAGGCGGTGACGGTGTCATCATCGCCCGTCTGGCAGAAGTGGTGGACAGCCTGCTGATCTGGCCTGCCGGGATTACTGTTGAGCAAAAGGCAACGGCCGTGGATCAACTGGCCGGGCTGGATATTATCCTGCGCACGGAATAACCCTTCCTGAATTACCCGTTGTCACAATTTCTTCACACCTTTTCTATTACCGTTATCAAGGAGCGATAACATGCTGGATATTTTTAATGACGATGCGTTCAGTCTTACCAGTCTGACCGCCACCATCAATGAGATGGATTACAAGCCTGGTCGTCTTGGGCAACTGGGTCTCTTTCAGGAGAGTGGCATCAATACCACAACCGTTGTGGTGGAAAGCATTAATGGCGAGCTTCGCCTGCTGCCTTCGACCGAACGTGGTGCACCCGCTACTCAGGCTATTGGCGATAAACGTCAGCTGCGCAGCTTTGTAGTGCCTCATATACCTCATGACAGCACGATTCTTGCCGCAGAAGTGCAGAATGTCCGTCAGTTCGGCAGTGAAGATGCCATGCAGGGCGTTCAGGCAGTGGTAAACCAGCGATTGCAGAAGATGAATGCCAACCATGAAGTGACGCTGGAGTTTCTGCGAATGGGCGCGCTCAAAGGGGAAATCCTCGACGGCGATGGCAGCACCATTCTCTACAACCTGTTTGATGAGTTCGGTGTTACTCAGCAGACCCATGATTTCAAGTTCTCGGTCACTACGACGGATGTTCGTGCCCAGGGTGTCAAAGCCCGCCGTCTGGTGGATGATGCGCTGGGTGCATTGCCTTACAGTGGCCTTCATGCCTTCTGCGGATCGGATTTCTTTGATGGGCTGGTCGGTCATAAATCAGTGAAAGAAGCCTACCAGCGATGGCAGGATGGCGAAGCGCTGCGCACAGACCCCAAGGGCAAGTTCCGTTTTGCGGATATCGATTGGGAAGAGTACCGCGGTTCAGTGGGTGGCAATGACTTTGTCGCGGCCAATGAAGCATATCTCTACCCAACAGGTGCAGATATCTTCAAGACCTGGTTTGCGCCGGCTGATTTTGTCGAGACCGTCAACACCATCGGTCTGCCTCGCTATGCCAAGCAGAAGGTGATGGATTTTGAGAAGGGCGTGATTGTTCATACCCAGTCCAATCCCCTGCCAATCAACCTCAGGCCACGGGCGGTTATCAAGCTCACCATGAGCTAACCATAACAACAGGAGACTGCTCAAATGGATGAAGCCTTTAAAGTGATGGATCACACCATTCTTTCAACCTTTGGGCAGTCTGTTTTACTGACACTTTCAGATCAGTCATCGCTAGAAGCAAGAGGCATTATCACTAAAGAACTGGTTGAGCTTGGCAAGTATGAAGCTGTGCAGGGAGAGGTAACGGTTCTAACGGTGGATAGCTCTATCCGGCTGAAGCGTGGCGATACTGTGCTGGCCAATGGTCAGGTTTATGAGGTCGACCGAAAACTGAAAGACGATGGCTACTTAGCCAAATGGAATATCTATGCTCATTGAACAGGAAGTCAGCGGAGATATTGAAGAACTCACCGCCCTGTTCAAACACTCGCCTGAAAAGGCCGAGCAAGCCATTCAGAGATCCCTGTCCAAACTGAGCCGTTGGGCTGAACGGCAAGTGCTGCGTGATATGTCCCGACGAATGAAAGTCTCTCAGAAACTGCTGAAAGAACTGAACCGGATCAGGGTGAGGCTCAATAAAAGCTACGGCAGAAAAGAGCGTTACCTGACCATCTGGATTGGTATTGATGAAGTGGGTGCTCATCGTCTGGGTAATCCGAGACAAACTCGGAGAGGTGTCCGGGTGGGGAGCCATAGTTTCTGGGAAAGCAGTTTCCTGATGCGGCCAGTTAATGCCTCCCGGGAATTGATCTTTGAACGAAAGGATTATTGGCAGCACCGTTATCAGCAATCCAAACGCTCAGGCCGCTGGATGTGGATGGGCTTGCCGCTGGAAAAGAAAACAGTGCGTATTGATGTTGAAGCCGAAACCTCCCTGAAAAAAGTCAGCCCTCTGCTGGTGAACCGGTTTACTGATCTGCTCCACCAGGAACTCAACTATGCCTTCAATATCGAATCCTGAACGACAGATTATTGAAAAGCTGCTTGCTCATCTGAAACAGGTTTCCGAAAACACGCTCCTTGGCTATTCAGCCACCGGCCAGGAACAGGATTTAGACCTTCCGGCCATTCTAGTGCAGCTGGAATCCATTAATGAAGAACAGCGCCAAGGCCAACGGGCAAAGTACCGGATGGAATTTAATATCAGTGTGGTGGCCAAAACCAACAAGGACACCACTTATACCTTGCTGGATTTAACCCGATCTATCCGGAACCTGTTCACCACTGGCCAACGTTTTACGCCAGAAGCCCGAACTATCCACTTCAGTGAAACCCAGTTTGATATTTCACCGAGCAATGCACACCTGTCGTTTGCTGACCTGCAACTGCACATTGACGTCGTCCTCTAACCCCACCTTCCTGATAAGGAGATCACCCCATGTCTACGATGGATCGTAGTTTTATTGGTGCCGGAAGCATCTACCTCAAACCGGCTGATGGCTCTGCCCCCCTGTTGCCAGTCGGCAACGTGAGCGAGTTCAAATTCAGCTTTGAAGAAGATAAGAAGGAGTTGAAAAACTATTTAGGTGGCGGGGGAAACCGAAATACCATCAGCCGGATTTCGTCGATCTCTGCCAGCGTTACCGCCCATGATTTCACCGCAGATAATCTGGCCATGGCCCTGCGAGGTTCCGCCACCGCAGGTTCGACTACAGCGGTGACCGATGAACCCCATACCTCTTTCGGCGTGGCAGGCGAGCTGATTCCCTTCGATAAAATGCCTGACCTGACCAAAGCCATAACGGTCAAAGACAGTCTGGATACCACGTTGGTTGAAGGGGATGACTACACACTGACGAAAGCCGGCATTAACGTGGTGGAAGGTGGCGGAATAGATAACCTTGGCATCACCGTCAGCTACACCCCGTTAGCCTCCAATATGGTGCAGGCCTTGATTGAGTCCGGCAAAGAGTTCGTGCTGTTTATGGAAGGCCTGAACGATGCCCAGGATGGCAAGGCATTCAATATCCGGGTGCACCGGGTGAAGTTCTCACCCGTTCAGAATCTGGATTTTATCTCCGACGATTTCGCCAGCATCCCGCTGGAACTGGACGTGCTGGCAGATACCACCATCACTGGCACTGGCCTCAGTACCTTTTTGCAGATTGATCTGGCGAAGTAACGACCTTCCTTTGATAGCCTCATTTTTGGGGCATATTTCTCGATAGAAAAGCCCATGGCCTCACTCAAACAGTCCGCCATTCAGTTAGTCCTGAAGGCAAAAGATGCGTTGTCCGGCAAGGTGAAACAGTCAGCAGAGTCCCTTGATTATCTGAAGGGCGAAGCGGCTGACCTGAAAGAGCAGCTTGGCAAGCTGAAAGATCAGAAGGCGTTGCTGACGTCGTTTGAAAAACAGACGCGGGCAACGTATGAGGCAGGGAAAGCCTTTCGTGCAGCTCAGGCAAAAGTGTCTGCGTTGGCCAGAGAAGTTGATCGTGCTGAGAAGCCTACCAAAGCAATGGCGTCGGCGCTGACCAAAGCCAGGCAGGAGGTCAGAAAAAGCAACACGGCGTATGGTCGTCAGCGTGAAGCATTGGCCAATTTAAGAAACCAACTGAACAAAGCAGGTCTCTCTAGTACCAAGCTGGCTCAGCAACAGCAGAAGCTCAGTCATGAAATAGAAGAAACCGGTTATGCCTTTGAGAAAGCCAATAAAAAGGCCAGGCAGGCTGATCGTACCTTCAAGAAAGATACCCTGAAAAAAGTCGCCAGGGATGCCAATAAAGCATCATCAGGCATTGGCCGTTTAACCAAACGCTTTGCTGGTTTAATAGCTGCCTCGGCAGGGCTTTATGCCATCAAACGTGGCATTGAATCCATCCTGACCACCGGCGATAAGTTTGAGCGCCTCAATGTTCAGCTGGAAGCCATTATGGGTTCCATGGCTGAAGGTGAACGGGCGCTGGCCTGGATTAAGGACTTTACCCAAAACACACCTTTCCAGCTGGAAGAAGTCTCTGAAGCTTTTGTCCGATTAAAAGCCTTCGGTCTTGATCCGATGGATGGTTCCATGCAGGCCATTGTCGATCAGGCGGCAAAGCTCGGCGGAGGGATGGAGCGGCTGAATGGGATCTCCCTTGCAGTCGGCCAAGCATGGGCAAAACAAAAACTTCAGGGTGAGGAAATTCTGCAACTGGTGGAGCGCGGCGTTCCCGTTTGGGAAATGTTGGAGAAAGCCACCGGCAAGAATGTTCAGGAGTTACAGAAACTCTCAGCAGCGGGCAAACTCGGACGGGATACTATTTCCCTGCTGATCGCTGAAATTGGCAAAAGCGCCGAAGGTGCCGCCGCTAAAAACATGACGCTGCTGTCTGGTTATGTCAGCAACCTGAAGGACAGTTGGCAAAACTTCGTTGCAGAGATTGCCGACAGTGGAGCACTGGAATACACCAAAGACCTGCTGCGCTCTCTGGCAGAACAGGTTAAGACCATGCAGCAAGATGGTCGCCTGTCTGGACTGGCTAAAAAGATCAGTGATGCTTTTATTGCCATAAGTGAGGCGGTGAAAGCGGCATTAGGTGAAATCACGCTTGATGATGTTGTCACTAAAGCCAGCAATGCCTTTTCAAACCTCACCAAAGGGCTGGATAAGATAGCCACAGCGTTTACCCTCACAACCAACTCAGTTACGGCGTTTTTTGAAGGCTTTGCCGTGGGCGTGAAAGGCTTTGCCTCGGCCTTTCTCTATACCTCCGGAGAGATAATCTATGGTTGGACAAAGATGGCTGAAGTGGTCAGTTCATCTGAATTTGTTAAGCCTGCCATGGAAACGGTCAACTACCTGCGCTCCCTTGGTAAGGAGTTTGCGACCTCAGCGGCAGGTAATGTCAAAACGGCAAACGAAGCTGCGTTGAAGGTGTGGGATACGGTCACCAAAAAAACCGAAGACTCGAACAAGAAATTTCAGGCCAGTATTAAGCGCAATGTAGACCTCTCCAAAAAGAGCATCGATGAGCTACTTGGCAATTACCAAAAAGTTAATGAGACGGTTAAAGAAGTTGGTGAAACCTTCGGAGAAACCTTTGAAAGCGCAGCCAAGGGCTTGGAAAAAATTAATGCAGCGGAAACCCGGACGGAATTAGCCAGCCTCGGCGTGGTATTAGCGGAGTCCTTACGGGCAGGCATTATTACGCAGGAGGAATATTACGAGGCCACCGAGGCCAGCCGGGAAAAGCTTGCGGAATTTAATAAGGAAGCCAAAAAGACCAAGGATTCGGTCAAAGAAGTTGGCGACAGTGCAGAAAAAGCAGGGGAACAACAAACCGCAGCCCTGAATGATGCCACTTCCATTGCCGGTGCAATGGCAGGTCATTACAACACCCTGACCGAAGAACTACAGGGGATGAGTGGTGCGGCGCACGATGCCTTTGTGGCGATGAATGGCGTGGGCAACGTCAACACCGAGCAGGCGATCAGCAGCATTGCCGAACTAAAAAGTCAGCTCGAAGAAACGAGAGAAGAACTTAACAAGCTACAGCACTCTTATACCTTCGATGTCACCGGCATAAGTAGCTGGATGAATGAGACTGCGAAAAATGCTGCCTATGTCAAAAGCCAGTACTTAGAGCAGAAGATCGCTCTCGAAGAACTGTTAGAGAGTTATGAGCTCGGTGGCTCCACGGCGAAAAGCTTTCTCCATCAGGGCGAGCGAGCCGCTGACACGATGAACCTCCTGAACAATCAGGATTTAGACCGCCTCAACAATGCCATTCGCTCGGCAGAGCAAAACATGGCCAGCCTTGGGGAGAGTTCTCGTAATACTCTGAACAGTCTGCAAGATGAACTGGATGAACTACAGGGCAGGCAGTCGGATATTGAGCAACGTCGTTATCAAACGCAGCGTGACGATCTGAAGGTACAGCAGGCCGAGGCCGTTGCCAAAGGGGATCAGGAGGCGATCAAGAATATCACCTCTGCCCTGCGGATCAGTGAGCAGATTTACAACGAACGTATCCGGCAGGCCAACAATGAAAAAGCCCAAGCCCTCCGAGAGAGCCAGGTGAGTACGTCAGCACCAACCACCCGAACCACACAACCGGCTCCGCAGAAAATTATCCGGCTGGAATATCCCGGTGGTGCGGTCAATGTCGGCATTGATTCAACGGATGAAACCAAACTGCTGGAAGCCCTGAAAAACGCAGGCATGAGGACGGTCTGATGATACTGGATACCATAACCCTCCCGGATGATCTGCTCTGGATCAATGAATTTGAATGGAACCCCGTCGAGCAAAGCACCGAGCGGAGCCTGACCGGTGCTTTGCTGGTTCAGGAAGGGCAACTACTACATGGCAGGTCAATCATTCTCTCTGGCAATGGCGAGGCCGGTTGGGTTTCCCGGCTGACGGTCAAGAACCTGTTTGCTCTCTCCAAAGCGGCTAATAAAACCATGACTCTAATGCTCCCGGATAGTCGACAGTTCTCCGTTATCTTTGATCGGTCTAACGGTGCTCCTGTAGAGGCACAGCAGGTTTTACCATTCGCCTATCCAGAAGACAGCGATCAATACCTTCTGACCCTTCGCTTGTTGACCGTTCACTCAGGTCTTGATTGAAAACCTAAACTCAAAAAAATGATGTATTTTAATTCGATATCTATAATAGAGATTTGATGTCGTTTATTAAGCTTGATGTATTCTCAATACACTACTTCTTTAATTTGTGAGAATAATCCCTTTAGATTGATTGACTAATTGGCTAACTATAACTTTTAGTTAGGTCTTTCAACGCAACTACCAAAGAAGCTTCGCAAAAGTGGTATTTTTTGGTCGAGCTTTTTTGAGCAGTTGTATATGAGTCAAGGAGAAAATATATGCTTACAAAGCAATATATGGTAAGAGTATTTGCATTTTTATTGGTGCTCGTAAACTCATGGGCTTTCTCCAGTACGTCGATAGGGATGCAAACTCCCTTGGGAATGCAGGTACTGAACAATCTGACTGATGATAGTAAGGTAATTTATGTCAATGTAAAGGAGTGGCTAGAGAATAAAAACCGCTCATACCCTGAAAATATATACGATATTTCAATGCCTTTGGTTATGAATAATATTCATAATAACAAAAAATACCTTTTTGATTTCAGTGAAATAACTAATAGTGGTAATGAGCAGGAAGCCAATTATGCCGAGGATTTTTTTAAAAAGTTATTTGGTGTCGGTTTTCGTAATAATCAGTTTTTGCTTGTAGATCAATTTGACGGGGTGATCCAGTTCTCACCCTTTGATTCTGAGCAATCACCCATTGTAGAAAAAATGGAAGCATTCCATGAAGACCTTCAACCCTTTAAGAATCAGCTACCAGATCATTCTGCACGTTCTTTAGCTTCAGCCACTGCGGCTAATATACCTATCAAATCATATTATATTAACTTAGAATATCCAATAACCTCTCAAGAATGCTCTTTTCCAAAAAGTACAGTATGGTCAAGAGGGAATACTTCAGGGTGTGCGAATAATGCACATATCAGCCTTCGCTACAAAATTAACTATATGCGATCTAGGTCAGTTCTCTCTTCTGAGGGTGCAGCACCTGATCAAAAGTTGGTCAGGATAACTCTAGACGATAAATCAGCAGGTGCGGGAATTAAATTGAATAATGAACCATACAGCTGGTGGTACAAAAACACCGCTGGTTACACTGTAATTGACGGTTGGGAAGTAGAGTACTTTTCTCCAGCAATAGCACAATATTATGAGTTTGCATTAACAGCCTCTAATGATAAGGCGGCAATTACAGGAACATTTCCATCAAACAACCTGAATACAAACTACAGCAATACTGAAACATCTGGTTTTACCATTGGAGCCACAGCAAAGGCGGACTATAGCTTGAAAGATGGCTTATCCGTTGGGGCTGATGTTTCAGCCTCTTATACTGTTGAAAATACTTTAACCTTTAATACTGCAGATTATAGGATATTACGTATTCCTGAAAGTGCCCAAAGGATAAAGTTTAAATGGGATCGCGAGCAATATGCAACGTCCGAGTCTGTTCAGAACAAACATACAGGTCCTGTTTGGGATTACGGTTACCCAGTAGATCACCAAAGAATTAATGCCATTGGTTACGCTGGTTTTGTTCCAAATTTTGATGTACTTTTTGGAGCTGATCCAACAGCAACAGGTGATACGGACTTCGTCTTAACTGCTACCGTAGGCCTTAAACCGCTGTATAACCGTGTTTATCAACATTACTATGTAGTTGGTGCTCACAATTCGTTTCAAGGTTATGACATTCAGCCTAAACGTGTGACTGCAGTCCACCCGTTTACTGTTAATTGGGATGACGCAATATTCACTGGTGGATTTCCAGTAAAGTTGCAACTTGGAGGTATTCATAATAATCGTTGTATTGAAGTTAAAGAAAATAAAAATATTATTACTGCAATATGTAATGATGAAAATTCAGGGCAATCATTTATTTATGATAGTAATCAAAACTACATGAGTGTCTTACTGCCTGGAGAGTGTTTAGACTCATCGGATCTAACTGTCACAAAAGCCTGTGGGAGTGATCGTTCCCAAGTGTGGAAGTGGGTAAAAACAGATGACGAATTTACTGATCGTTTAATCAGTAATTACAAAGGCATTAATGTAAAATTAACTCATGATAATCAAGGTGGAATTTCGGTTGAGGACGTAGAAAGCTATTTAATTGATGGCTCTAGTGATCAAATGTTTACCGATTTCACCAACATATTTTAGGCTCTTCTTTTTTTCCAACATCGTTCGATGTTCATTTTTTTATAAAAAAACCTTCCTGAAAAATATTTCCATAATTTTATTTGATAAATATCAACCAAGCATAAGGATTTGCTATGGCTATTACTAATAGCGATGTAAAACTCTTCGAAAGCCAGCGCCTCACCGATGAGGAAGACGGTGGCGGTCGGGTCACTGGGAACGAGGTCATTGATGGCAACGTCAATAATCTCTTTCAGGATATTTCCCGGATCGACCGAACCATTGGTGATGTGGCTCTACGAAAGGCGTTTATCGGGATCAGCACCGATAACAATGACATTTACCTCGGCAGTCATTTGATATTGACCGAGCCTCCCAAGGATAAGAATGTCAGTGTTTTGCTGTTCAATACCGACAGTCAGACCGATGAGCGTTTGGATGCCAGAGACAGAATAGAAAGCTATGTTGTTCCCGGTATTAGGGCATCTTGGGAGTTGGTGGGCGATCAGCTGCAAGGTCAGCGTTCCATTGTTGGCTATCAGCGTGAGCAATGGTCTGTCCCTGAAATTGGTGAAGTCTATAAGCTCACCACTCCCGATGGGCTAACGAGCCAGTTTATCCGTATTACGTCTGTTGACCATTCGGTGGTCACGTTTACCTATCACAACGGTTCGGAGTATGTGGACTTTAACCGGCGTAAGGTGGAAATGGAGATTAGTGCCCCACTGGTGACAACCTTTGTTGGAGCGCAGCCTGTCCCCGGAGAACCGGAGGAAGAAACCAGCACCATTTATGGCACACAGATAGCCGACACAAGCCGTTACTATGGCATTCAGCTATTGAGTGCCAATGTGACCGCTGGCGACCTCACGGTTAAGGCCGAGAGCGTTTATGCACCACTGGTGCCGAGTGCCAAGGTCGAAAGCCCGTTGCTCGATCAATACGGTGGCTATACCGGCAAAACCATGGTGGCCACGGCTGACACTACCCGTTCGGTCAGCTGTCGTTTTGTGCATATTACCGGCAACCAGAGCCGAACCTATGTGCAGCGTGGCATATTACCTAAAACCCTCTCCGTGTCGCTCGATGGTGGCACCTTTGAAGATGACGGTGCGGGTCATCTGCTCCATAAAAGCGGGACCAATAACTTCAGTAAATTGACCGTGGACTATGACCTCGGGGAGATTAATGTCTGGCGAGCGAGCAGCTATACCACGGCCACTGCCAACGCTACCTATCAGCCTGCCGTGGCGATTACCGGGGCTGCGATCAGTGGGGCTATCCCGATCACCAACCAGAACCGGGGCTTTAACTACACCCTGAATATGGCAGAGGCCAAGCCAAGGCCGGGAACCTTGGTGGTCAGCTATATCGCTCTCGGTAAATGGCAGGACATTCGGGATACTGGCGCAGGCCAGATGACCGGCTCGGGAACCGGAATCATTATCTTTGCAACGGGGTCTGCGGCAATTACTCTTGATGCGCTGCCCGATCCTGACAGTGCCATCGTCTTTAGCTATGTGGCGCAGAATGATGATGAGGTTACGATCCGAACCGGCTCGGTGCCGGTGGATGATATGACCTTTCGCCATACCGTCGAGAAACCCGGCATCAAACCCGGCTCGATGACGGTGACGTATGTTTCCTCCGGCGAGAATAAAACCCTGACCGATCAGGGCAACGGCCTGCTGACTGGCGATGGTAACGGTGCCATTCATTACGCACCCGGCGAGCTGAGCTTTAAGCTGGATTTTCTGCCCGACAGCGGCACCGAGATTCAACTGACCTATGAGGAAGGCACCAGTGCCGGTGGCGAGGTGATTGTCTCGGTGGATGGTCAGGGCGTAATGAGTGGCACGATTCCCGGTGCTCCACTGCTCCCAGGTTCTATCCAGCTGCAATTTCTGGTCGAGCAGCTGTCCAATGTGCCGAGTGAAACCAGAAACGAGGATGACTGGACTACCTATGAAACCACCCGGAACGTGGCTAAACAGATCAGCGACGATACAACGGGTGGTTGGCGGGGAGTCAATGGCAGCATTGATTACCAGACCGGGGCGTTTACCATTCTGGCATTGGAGCAGTACACCTATCCTGAATACGTCATCAAGCAGACGTTTAATGGCTACGTTCGAAAGCTGGACGTGACCAACACCGCCAAAACTCAAACCTTCAACGGCAGCACCATTACCGCCATTGCACAGGCGAGCAACCTCGCTCATGCGCCTTACAACGAGAACATTACCTCACCAGAATTGACTATTGATCTGTTGCCCTTGATGGACAATACCGTTCTGCTCCCCGGCAGCGTGATCTTTGAATGGAACGGTGAAACCTACTTTGATCGGGACGGTTCTCTCTATAAAAACCTGAGCACTGAAACCAATGCCGGGGTTCAGGTGGGCAGGATTGACTACAGCGGAGGCATGGCAACTTTGGCCAGCTATCCAGAGGGATCGGTCAGCACCGCCACCATTCAGGCAGCGGCCACTATCGGCGTTGGCTTTAAGATCGATGCGGTCGCCTTCCGAACGCCCGGCGCTCCGATCCGTCAGGGCAGCTTGCAGCTAACGGCGGTGCGGGTGGATAACGGGGACATTATCACGGCAACGGCGGATTTTAACGGCGAGCTCAATACCGCAGAAGTGGTCGGAAAAATCGACGTAACCACAGGCTGGTGTGAGCTTCAGTTTACCGATGGCAGCTCTCCTGAAGAGAAGCCAATCTACGTTATCCCGCAGAGTGTCCGTTATAACTG